CTGGTCCATTTATTCAGTCGGTAGTTAAAACACCAGGCCCGGTCCGGGTAGGTCGACGCTCCTGATCCGGAGATATGACTCTTATCCGTCGACGGTACAACGAGCCAGTATTCCTCCTGCTCTTCGATAACTACTCCAAAACAACGGTTTATCTGCTCAGGGTTGATAGTTTGGAAAAGCTCCTCCTGGATCGGGGTTCCTATAGACTCGTAATCCAAACCGTTAAAGACGTAGACGTCGTCCCAGCCCAGGTAGATAATCTCGTCGCCTAAAGTCTCGATAGTCTTACCGGCCGGGCAGCCGGCCCCTGTAACCTTCTGGTCGAACTGGAATATATCGGTATCTCCGGTTGCATAACCGACCCAAACGCTACGCTCTTTGAAGATTATCAAGTAATCGCCTTTGAACTTAATCGCTCCGGTAATCCAATCGGCTCCGGTAAGGTCCTGGTACGAAGCGTTACCATTAAGGAAATCCTCCGGATCGGCGGTATCGGACCAGCGTATTCGCTGAGGATACCTATTACCGTCCTCCGAAACGTCCAGTAGGAGCAGGTGATCTTTGAACTCTATCAGGTTCTCACAAAGCAAGGCAGTTACACCGGCAGGATATTTAGCGGCGTCTATAAGGTTTACCAGGTTATTTGAGACGTTACCGTCCCAATACTTAATAGGATCGACGCCGTTAGTACAGATCCACCAGGGATCGGTCTCCGACGATTTGCGAACGTAATCGAAATTGAAGAAATCGGAATCCGTACCGGTAAACTGAGTATATGCTCGCACGTCGTCAAGGTAGATAACTGTACCGCTTGCTATAGTTGTATTTGCAAATATAGATACTGAGATAGTAGCGTCAAAATCCGTTAGCGTCTTTGCTAAACGAACGAAGGTCCAGGTATCGGCCGTCAAAGCAGTTGTCAGACATTCTACATAAGTACCGGTCTTTTCGTTAGGGTGAGCCGTTTCGCTTACTACTATCTCCAGAGCGTTAGCGGCAAGTGCTGTATCCGACCGGATCCAGAACCCTATAGCGTTGTGAGCGGTAATATCGTCAGAGGTTATAGCTTTGTAAGCCAGTTTATCTCCGTCGCTGCGTTCGGCGGCAAGTGTTATCTTCAAGCTCTTAGAACCCTCGACGTAGACGCTGGAATCGTAAGCCAGGGTATCGCCCGAGCCGGCGGTCCAGCCGCTTTCGCACTTCTCCAGGAACGCCGACGTAGTTATAGGGACCCACATTTCAGGAGTAGTATTAAGACGGTAGACGTCGTCCTCTGAGCAGACTATAAGGTAACTGGTACCGTCGAAGAGGTAGAACTGATCGGAGCCGAGTATCGAACCGGTTAGGGGCAGGTTATTACCGAGCTGGGTATAGCCGTACCTCTTTTTCAAAAGACCGACCTCGAAAAAGACATTGTCGCAATCCGGCATTTCCGTTTCAGCGATCAGGTCGGCCGGCAGGTCCATACGCAAGCCGTTCCTGGGTGCCAGGTAAGGTAGTATCTCTGTCTTAGCCATTTTTCCTATTATCTCCCTATAGCAAACCACCTAACAGGGTTATCGTTAGTATTCGAGTTCATATAAATATGGAAAGCTGTTTTTGAAATAGTATGTGTCAGCAGGTTCCAATCGTTCGGCCCGGACGTGGCTCCACCACAAGCGAACACCTGGAAACAGTTGTTAGTAAAAGCAGTAAGACCTTCGGTAGTAAGAGTAATTGTATTATCTCCAGCCGATAAAGTCTTTTTGCCCCATTTTAGCTGTAACTCTCCAATATCAGCCTCGCCTATAGAGTCATTACCACCCGATAAGCTCGAAGGGATTTTAGCGTCTACTGCGTCGGCGTAATCGTCGACGTATTTCTTTGTGGCGGCGTCTTGATCGGCGGTAGGATCAGCCATAGCGGTAATCTTTTGACTGTTTAGTACGATATGCTTACCGGATCCTGCTGATAGGTAAAGATCTCCTGGCGTTGTGGCGTGTTCGTTACCATTCAAATTGATAACAGCTCCTCTACTGTCGGAAGCAGCTCCACCACCGCAAAGCGATAGCCTCGCATTATCGGAACCGTCGCTGGTATCGGCTTTAACAGCTATTCCGGTAGGTAATGTAAGCTCGGTAATAACAGCTCCGTTGAGCTTACCGCCGGTAGTTAGCTGGATCTCGTCGCCGTCCTCGTCGTGCCAATGCAGCTCGCACTTACCACCTACTGCCAGGCAATACAGCCGGCCGTAACCGGCCGAAGGCTGAGCAACGGACGCCTGTTCGTAAAACTGTATGTACTGAGAATGTTGCGATAAACTGTTCTCGCCGGCGATAAGGCCGTAGAACATATTTTTCAGCCGGTCTGATATATCGACCTTAAAGTTACGCATAGAATCGTCGATCGTATTAGCCTGATCGCTGCCGGCCGGTGTACTTTCACTCCAGTCTCGTGTAAAGCTCATAATATAAACTCCTTTACTCTTTTACCTTTGAATCTATTTAACTGCCTTAAATCGGTCATTAAATCGTGTCTGTATCTCAAAACCTCTTCTTGTAATTTATGGCAATCAAAGGCCCCTCTTCCGTCATTTTGTTTTGTTGCTTGAAAGTGCCGTGCAATCTCTACCTGTTTTCGCTTTACAATGCAGAAAGGATATATACTTTCCAATATCTCGTAGGCTTTAACTGCTGCAACCGTCCAGGCATAAATTGTCTGGTGGTTTTCCGAACGTGGTTTTCGTACCTGAATATGGCCTCCAAACTTGCTGTAAAGATACTCAATCAAGCCTCGATCTGTATTACCAACAACAAGCCTCAAATCATAATCAACAGACCAGCCTCTCTTTCTCCGGCTTTTCGTCTCTTGACAGCGTATATATATACTGCCTTCGCCGTCTACGATACCAGCAATATAAGCCTTTTCTGTCTCTGATAAACCAAAGTTGTATTTAGCCATTGTACTAAGCTCCTAACTTTTGTCCCGGGGCCGGTCGCAGACCGACCTCAATAGTTCCGTACTCTTCAATCATATCCTCCCTGAGCATTTGAGCTACTATATCAGCAGCTTTACCCTCCCAATACTCAGCCTCCTCAAAGTCTTTTCCGTACCTGAGCCCTTCGGCTGCAGCTCCAAACTCCAGGACTTTAGGGTACTTGTTAGTGATCTCGTTGGTATCGTCGTCGGCAGATAGATCCGCTAAGTATCCGTAAAACTCCAGACTGATCGTCCAGGCCGAGTTACTATTGGCCTCGTGGGAGGGCTTGTCGAAGAACCATATATAACCCTGCTCGATAGCGTAAACCGAAGGGGTACCCTTGTCGTCGAGATCGCTCCAGCGTGGCTCGTTCTCTATATCCTTCTTGTGCATTTTGGTAAGATTAACGCTGGCGTTATTGACGTTGACAAGATCTAAGGCAACCTCGTCCTTGTAAAGACGAACGGTACCGCCCTCTACCTCCGTCCAGTTAGCGTCGCCGGCCGTTGGCAGGGCGTATTTCCTCTGCTCGTCGACGGTATCTTGTTCGACCTCCTGTTTGAGCCAGGAGAAATTAAAGCTCCTGCATATCTCTCGCTGGATAGCGTTGATATACTCGTTCGTCTTAGCGTCCGTTAAGTAGCTGCTATGATAATTGGTAGGCCAATGACTTTGTACTCTCGTTCTTATTGTTGACAGGGTCGCCATTATTAAATCTCCTATTCAGCACATTATCAAATACGCCGTAATCCTTGTGAACATAAGTAGCCATAGAGCCGGTTACTGTTGTACTGGCAAAGTTAGTTTTGTGCTTTAGGTCAAGGACTGAGCGTTTCGTCTCGAAAGTTTCGATACTCCACTTACCCTCGCTCTCGTCCGGGTCGAACCGGACTTTTGGTTCCTTGATAAAGGCGATCGCCCGATCGTCGATCAGTTTGTCCATAGTCTTTTTCGACGTTATCATTTGAGTAAACGGCCGAAACCGTTTGTTCCTCTTAGTGTACTGGCCGTAATGCGGTACTTGCAGGTGGACGTACCAGCTATTTATATTAAAACATATCGCCTCTTCGTTCGACGGCTGATAATCAAAGTGCTCGGGCGGATAGATAACGTCGTGCTCGGCAAAAGCAACCAAAGGGGTCTCGACAATAGAGACCGCTTTTGCTATCTGCCTCAAAATAGAGTATAGAGACCTACCGATATAACCGGAGGGTATGTTCTCTCCAAGCTGGATCGGGTACTGCGAAACGGAGATAATACGACGATCTCCGGCCGCCTCCTGGAGGTAATCCCTGCACAAAAAGGCTGTTTTCTCGTCTAAGCTGTTATCGGTAATGTATATAATTGTCGTGGTCTCTTTTGACATAGTTTCTCCTTCGGCCAGGCGTTGAAAAGGCCCAGCTTTTTATGGGGATATAAAAAATTAAGGTGAGCGAACTTACGCTCTATTCCCTTCCAGTATTTCAAAACCTCGTCGATATGCTCGGTATAAAACCGCTTGCGACCGCTCCAGAAATGGACCTCGCCGACGATATACCTGAACGCCAGGGCAGCCTCCGGGCTAATCTGGCTGAGGATCTCTACCTCAGTACCTTCGCAATCAAACTTTGCAAGGTCGACCTGGCTGATAGAATACTTCTCGAGTATCTCTTCTATCGTTATACAGTCCGGAGCGTACTTAACCACCTCGTTATAACTATTAACGTCCCGGCCGATAAGGAACTTGGCCGAGTCCGGACTAAGTATCCTATGACCTCCGGTACTCGTAGGTGAATTAACGAGCCACTTATTCGGATCGTAACAGCAGGCGGCCTCGATAACCTCGTAGTTGCTAAAACCGTTATCCTCCATATTCATACGGTAAAGACGAGCGTTATCGGTAAAAGGCTCTACAGCTATGAGCAGAACGTCAGGCCAGAAGTTTTTAACTGCAAGGCCGAAACAGCCGATATGACCGCCTATATCGAGTATTACTTTAGGAGGATCGCCGCTAAAGATCTCGGGCAAAGCGCCTAAACCGTAGGGGTCGGAGCCGAAAACCTCTGCGATTACCTTAGCGTCCTGAAAAAACTTATCTACCCGGACGTTTATCGTAAATCCGTGCGATCTCAAATAGGTTGTATTCGTTTCAAAATCCATTTCTTTCCCAATATGCAAAAGGTTCGTCGATAGTTACCTCTTTTGCAGGTAATCCGTCTACAAAAGTCTTTATATCCGGCCAGCGAGCGTCCGGACGGTCGTAATAGTCGTGGAATAAAACTCTTCCACACCTTTTTACGAGCTCAAAATCAAACTTTACACCTTCTAACCGGTGGTCAGCGTCGACGAAAGCGTAGTCAAAGTCGAAATCTTTTATCAACTGAGCTTTATCAGCGTTATCGTCGGCTATATAAAACTCTATTTTCGGCAGAACTCCGGTATAATACCACACCGGGAGGACGTGGATCATAGCATTTACGTTGTTATCGACGGTCAGCACTTTTTCGGCATAATGAGCAAGTACAGCCGTTGAAACGCCGTTAAAAGTACCGATCTCCAGGGCCGTTTTGATAGGTTTATCCTTGATAAAACGCCTCAGCCTTGTTTCAGCAGAACGGATCTCGTAAGTCTTTGCTCCGGGTATATAATGATCGAGCTCTCCAAGACAACTGCATTGGATATAGTCTTTGCCAAAGACCGAGACGATCAGCTCGAAAAAATAATCGTCGCCTACGACCTCTTTGCCTACTTCGGTACCATTAACTATCCTAACTGCCATTTTGAAACCTCAGAGCCTTCTATATCAGTAAAATCGGTCGTCTCAGTTACCGTATTAAGAAACTGCCGAACGTCCTGGTTAAAGTCGCTACTCGATAATTTGTCTGCCATTCTACCGGCACCGCCGGCCCAATGCAGGACTTTTACTACCCGGTCGTTACAAACCAGCTCTCCGTTATTCTTTGCCAGTTTCGCCCAGTATTTCCTGGATCTTTCGTTGTAATAAACGTCTTTTTCGTCAACTATCTTGAGCTGGTACCTGGGGCTATGAGCAATATCGTTAAAAGCGAACTGATTAGACCTTCCAGCCTTCGGCCTGTAGACCTGCTCGGTCCACTCTTTTGCAAACGCAGGGCTCGTCAGGGAGCATACACCAGCGTTGAGAAAGTCTACTCGCATACCTTCAACCTCTATATTCAAGCTGCCGGCAACGTCATAATCGCCTTTGAGGAACTCGTCCAGCCGGCCGGTAACGACGGTATCAGCGTCCAGGTGGATCACAACGTCAAAATCTTTCAAAAGCCGCTCAAATACTCTCGGCCGGCAAGCGAAAGTCGGGTCGGAAACCGTTGAGATCCTGCTTGAGCCCAGGAAAGTCTGCTCGTCCTTCGGATCGAATATATAAAACGGTATATCCGGGTGAAAGTGTCTGAACGAGTTACTAACTCTCAGGGCTAACCGGTGGGTAAGCTCGTTGTTGGCTACTGTAAAAGCAGCTACCGTCAGTTTGATCTCTCGTTCGTAATCCAAAGCCTTCCAGCGTCGGTATGCAGCGTCAACAGCGTTGAGGACCTGGTCGGGTGTTATATTCTCCATACACAAGGGGGCTACATTATTAGCACCTTTGGGGCAGATATTGGAGTATATAAGCCGGTGGCAGGGGTAGCAGTCGCACTCGTCGGCCCACAAAGTAGCACAATTACGCCAGTATTTCGTAAGGTTCTCTACACTATTGCTCGACATAAAAATAATCTTCGGGGTATCGTAACAGCTTGCAGCGTTGAGAACGCCGGTATCCGGACCGATCACCAGGTCGGCATACTTCGTCATTATAAACGATTGACGGACCGTGAGAACGCCTGATTTAGGGACCGTATGAGGATTGGTCCACTCCAGCAGTTTGCAGGTCTCGTCTCCTACGGTGATTATATGCAGATCGTCCCTGTACCTTGCCGACATTTCATTGGCAACGTACTCACACCAGGGATAGGTCTTGTGAAAAGCAGAGCCCGACAAGGCCCAAAGGACTATGAACTTGCCCTTGTGCATTTCCCTATACTGCCTGGCCTGGTACTCCTCAATATCGGTGAAGAACATTTGAGGTACCAGCCCCTTAGCCTCGGGATAGCCGGCTACTGCCATTGTCCTATCCTGGAAATTGTAATTACATTCCTCGTGTCGCTTGGCGTGGGGCCACTCGTACTGCTCGTCTCCCTCGCATTTGACCAGGATCCCTTCGATAGACTTGGTAAGATTAACTACCTTATCAAAACTCTTACTGGTCTCCTCCCAAAAGGCGTCGAGCTGGTGGTACTGAATAGCTTTTACGTCGATTATCATAAACTCGTCGATATTCGGGTCCTCCCGGACCACCTGAGCACAATGCTCGGTAGTACCGAAAACGACGTAATAACCGTCGTCCTTGAGTTTCTGGAATACCGGAGTACACCACAAAGTATCGCCCAAAGCTCCGTAACGGATAACCAAAGCCTCTTTATCGGCCTGTTTAACTCTCGGAAAGGGCATATAACCGGACTTGTTCTTTTTGAACAGTATATCAAACGGCTTTTTAAGCCTTGAAACTCTCTTTTGAACTATGAGCTGCCA